TCCTTTGAAAGCCGAGGCAAACACTGAAGGATCAGTGGTTATCTATGAGCACCCTAAAAAGGATGAGGATCATATCATTCCATGGGGTAGATACATAGGTGGTATTGACCCTTATGACCACGATAAGTCAAACTCAGGATCCCTTGGGTCCATGATTGTATTGGACAATTTGACAAACAGGATTGTGGCTGAATACTCAGGACGTCCTGAAACTGCGAATGATTTTTATGAGATATGCCGCCGTCTTGCAGTGTATTTCAATGCAATCACTCTTTATGAGAATGAGAAAAAAGGAGTGTTTACTTACTTTGAAGCCTCAGGATCACTACATTATCTTGCACGTCAACCTAAACTTATCAAGGATGTGGTGCAAGGTTCGACTGTTGATCGAGGTTATGGTATGCACATGCCCTTGGAAATCAAGAGATACGGTGAAGGATTAATAAATAGCTGGCTTAGAAGAACTTATGAAGGTGATGTAAAGGTCGCTCACAAGATACGATGCATACCTTTGTTGAAAGAGTTGATCATGTATAACACGGATGGCAACTTTGACCGTGTAATGGCCTTGATGTTAGCACTTTACCAAAAGGAGGAGCTTCGTAAATACCAAGTAAACGCGGAAGAAAAAGTAAAGACGTTCCTTGAACAGGATTTCTTTAAAACAGGATTTGTCAAAGGTTCCAAACCTAGGGCGTTTTTTTCCTAATATGCTATAGGACAATAGTTAATTTGTCTCCTATAGCATTTTATGGCTAAGTATCTTAATTAAATTTGTAAATTCCCCTAATTAGAGATTGATGGAAATATACTACACAAATAAAGCACTGATGCCGAGACAGAAGGTCTCGCGTACAGTGAAGGAAACCACGAAGTGGAAGTACGATTGTGTAAATGCCGTAATAGCTACTACCAAACTTAAGGATACTAAACGTCGAAGAACGATAAGTGAAAGGAAAAGAAACTATGACCTCTTCAATAACAAGATTGACGAGGCGCATTTCAGACACATTACTAATCCTTTCAATATCAGCCGTGAGGGTGCTAATACTTTCAAGTTACCTGCTACTCTTCAGCCTTATGATATTCTTTATCCTATTTTCAACGTGCTTTTTGGCGAAGAGCATAAGCGCTTTTTCAATCCGGTTGTACGAGTTGTTAATGACTCTGCTGTAAAAGACAAAGAGGATCTTACCAAACAGACAATTCTCAGCGCATTGCAGGATTTCCTGTTGCGTAATGTACAACCTGATCCCAATAATCCTGATGCTCCGCCTCCTACTCCTGAGGAAGTTCTGAAGAACGCCCATAAAAGCGTGAAGGACATGAGGGAGGAAACGGCAAATCTGTTCCTACAGTATTATAAGAAGAAGTACCGCTTGAAGGATGAGTTCGCCAAAGGTTGGAAGGACTGGTTGCTTTGCGGTGAGGAGTTCTATTCCATAGAACAGATTGCAAATGAAGTGTCAATTCGACGTGTGAACCCTTTACAGGTTTATTTCTTTATTCCTGAAAACGTGGACACGGTTGATGAGGCTTCCCAGATACTTGAACAAAACTACATGACCGTCAATCAATTGATTGATGAGTTTTATGAATACCTTACTCCCCAACAGATTGATGAGTTGGAGATGTATTACGCCAATTACTTTCCTGGTAATGAGATCATCAATCCGATGACCATCAGGACAGTTGAAAGTATCTATAATTTCGAGGGTGAGGAATACGCGCTTGACAGGATTCCTGTCTTCAGGGTGCGTTGGAAGTCTTTCCGCAAAGTCGGAAACTTCTATTACATAGATCCACAGACGGGCGAGGAACAACAAATCCTTGTTGATGAGTCATGGCAATGGGACAGACAGGACCCCACACAAAGAATCGAGTGGTTTTGGATTTCTGAATACTGGGAAGGCATCCGCATAGGTGCGGACATGTACATTGATGACATGATACGCCGCAGACCACAGCAGTTCAGGTCCATGGACAACCTGTCAAAATGCAAGTCAGGTTATGTCGGGCGCATATGCTCGGCGATAAACTCACAGTCCACTTCATTGATGGACCGCATAGTTCCATGGTTGTACCTTTATTTCATCATCTGGTATGATACTGAACTTGCACTTGCCACCAACATAGGTAAGATCGCGGTAATTGACGTATCCACCATTCCTGATGGATGGGATGTTGAGAAATGGTTCTACTATGCACGTGCCATGCGCGTTGGTTTTGTGAACTCCATGAACGAGGGTAATAAACGCATGGGTATCAACCAGAACATGACAACCCTCAACAAGGAACTCAATCTTGAGATGGGTAACTACATCCAATTCAACATCCAGCTTTTGCAGGAGATTGAAAGAAAGATACAGAATACAGCGGGTGTTCCTCCACAACGTCTTGGTGCGATTGCCAACCAGGAACTTGTAGGTAATGTGGAACGAAGCATAGTACAGTCAAGTCTTGTGACTGAGGATCTTTTCAGAATGCACACACTTACAAAACTTGACGCATGCACTGCGATCCTCGAGGTTGCAAAAGACGTGTACAAGAACGGGTCAAAAACCTTGCAGTTTGTAACAGATGATCTTCAGGACATTCTTTTCCAGATAGACGGAGAATCATTCAACAATGCGGATTACGGAGTGTTTGTCACGGATGACATGAAAGACATGGAGGTTCTTGAAGCGATGAAGTCGCATGCAAAGTTCGCTTTGCAGAATGACCAGATGGCTTTCTATCAACTTGCCGACATATACACTACTGAGTCTGTAAGCGAGGTTCGTGCAGAACTCAAGAGGTACTACGAATCAAAACAACAACAAATGCAGCAGCAGCAGGAGCAACAAATGCAGGTACAGCAACAACAGATTGCCGCACAGCAGCAGATGCACGCTGAGGATATGGAACTTAAACGTTATATCAGCGACAGTACGAACGAGACGAAGATACAGGTAGCGGAGATAGGGGTGTTCAGTCGCCAACAAGAACTTGATCTTAATGGAGATGGAATCCCCGACCCTGTTGAATTGGCTGGCCAAGCTCTTAAGGAGCGTGAAGCGCAGTCTAAGGAGTTTATTGAAAGGCTCAAACTCCAAGCCGAGCAAGTCAAAGTCGGTCAGGAAAGGACGCTTAAGCAGCGGGAACTTGACCTTAAGGCAAAGGAGATTGCTTCAAGAGAGAAGATCGAACATGAAAAAACCCAGACAGCTTTAAAAGTCGCCAAGACAAATAAGAACAAGTACGATAAGTAATGATCGACAGAAGAATAGCCGACATACATAATAACAAGCAAGCCAAAGCTGGATACAAATATTATGGAAGTGACGGTAAGGTTTACATAGGACTGAAGACAGGAAGACTGAAACTTTATGAACCTGTAACTTCTACTACAGTCCAGAACATTACAAATACCACCGTTGAATCCACAGGTGTTCAATCCGTGACAGGATTGAATACCGACAATACTGATCCTGCTAATCCTGTCATACAGATATCTGTGGACGGAATTACAATCACTGGTGATGGTACTCCTGCGAATCCCCTTATTGCAAGTTCCACTTCAACTGGAGTCCAAACAGTCACGGATGATGGGAATGGGGTTGTGTCAGTGGATAACACTGATCCAATCAATCCTGTAATCCAATTCAATGGAGTGAATGTTGATGGAGTCACCATAACAGGTGATGGTACCTCGGGAAATCCTTTGGTCGCGTCTCCTGGTAGTGGGTATGTCCCATATGTTGGGGCCACTAATAATGTTGACTTAGGAGTATATGGACTCACCACTGATTATGTCGCGTTCAGCCAAACCCCAACAGTTGGTCCAGGTCATGCTCAGATAGGTTATAATGGAGCGACCTTGGCTTTGGCTTATGACTTTGATAACACCAATGTCAGAGTCAATATCGGTCAGCAGATGTATGCCTATGTGAAGAATGATGAGGCTGTGACAATCACAAAGGGTCAAGCTGTTTACCTTTATCAAGCTTCTGGAAACAAGGCAACCGTAAAACTTGCATACAATACATCTGATGCCACATCAGCAAAGACCCTTGGTCTTGCTGCCGAGGATATATTATCAGGACGTGATGGATTAGTCATCACACAGGGAGTTTTGGATGGTATAAACACACTTGCATATCCTGCTGGAACAAGTTTGTATCTTGGAGCAACCGCAGGATCCTGGACTGGAACAAAACCATACGCTCCAAATCACTTGGTATACATCGGTGTTGTTGAAAGATCAAACGCTGGTAATGGTCAGATATTTGTTCGTGTCCAAAACGGATATGAGTTGGATGAGATACATGATGTGGACTTGATCACATCACCACCAACCAATGGGCAGGTATTGACTTATAACAGCGCCACTCAACTTTGGGTAAATCAAACTCCGACTACTGGTACTATTAC